TCTGCACATCTACGGCACAAGCGACTACGCGGTGACGGATGGAGGCGGTGATTACACGGTGCATCGAGTTTGGGGCGTGGCTCCAAACGGTGACATCTACCGGCTTGATGGCTGGAGAGGCCAGACGGCGGCGGATGAGTGGATCGAGCAAAAGCTCAATCTGATCAAGAGACACAAGCCTGTTGCGTGGTTTGGCGAGGCGGGCGTGATTCAAAAAGCCATCGAGCCGATGCTGACCAGGCGCATGAGAGAGCGCAAGGTTTATTGCCGCATGGAGTGGTTGCCCAGCATCGCAGACAAGCCCACCAGGGCGCGTGGCATTCAGTCGCGTATGGCTATGGGCGCTGTGTATTTCGAGCCAGGCGCAGACGTTGAGGAGTTTGTGCGATTCCCGGCAGGTAAGCACGACGACGATGTGGACACAGCATCAATGATCGGTCGGGCTCTAGACGACGCACACCCAGCAATTGCAAAGCACGACGAGCCCGCCAAAAAGCGCGACAGGTGGGACAAGGCATTCGGCGACAACGACACAACGGACGATTGGAAAACGGTGTAATGGATCAGCAAACGAAAACAGCAGGAGACGAAGATTCGGCCCTGTTGTCGAAACTCGTCCAGATGTACGAAAGTGCAGAGCAGAGCACAGCCGACAGCCGTGAATTGTGCGAGCGCGACCGCGATTACAGAAACGGCGTGCAATGGACAAGTGCCGAAGAGGCCACGCTGAAGAAGCGCAAACAGCCCGTTATCACAATAGACCGCATCGGCCCTAAGTGCGATTTCCTGATGGGCATGGAGGCCCAAAATCGCCGAGATCCACGAGCCTATCCGCGCACGCCAGATGACGAAGAAGCGGCCACGGCCTCAACTGATGCGCTGCGGTACGTGATGGAGGATCAGAGGTGGGACCGCGTTCGGTCTGAGTGTTTCGACTCGTTCTTGGTTGAGGGATCGTGCGGCGCTGATGTCCGCGTGTACGAAAAGCGCGGCGAGATGTGCGTGGAAGTGTTGCCCATCATGTGGGATCGCATGTTCGGCGATCCGCATAGCCGCATGCGCAACTGGTCAGATGGTTCGTTCAAGGGTCAGTTCGTTTGGATGGACCTTGAAGACGCGGTAGAGAAGTACCCGGGCAAATCCGACACCCTCGAATCGACCATTTCAAGCGAGACAAGCGCAAGCGGCAACACATACGAGGATGTGCCGCGTGTTCGTTGGGCAGATCCAAAGCGTAAGCGGGTGCGCATCGTTGAGATGTGGACGAAGGAGAAGGGCAAGTACTTCTACAGCGCATTCACGAAGGCCGGGATGCTTGAGCGCATGGAGTCGCCCTACATCGATGAGGATGGCGAGTCTGATGATGGCTTTGTGTTCGGTTCGTGCTTCATCGACCGCGACGGCAACCGCTTTGGTGTGGTTCGTCGCTGGATCAGCCTGCAAGATGAGATCAACAAGCGCCGATCCAAAGCTCTGCACCTGATGAGCGTTCGCCAGACCTACGGCACGCCCCAGGCAGGCGACAAGAACATGATTCGCCAGCAGTTGGCCAGGCCTGATGGTCACGTCGAGATGGATGGCGGCGCAAAGTTCGGCGAGGACTTCGGCATCATCCCGACCGGCGACATGGCTGCGGCTCAGTTTCAATTGCTGCAAGAGGCAAAGGGTGAGATTGATGCGGTGGGTGTCAACGCTGCACTGTCAGGCAACGAGAGCCGCAACATGTCCGGCCGGGCGCTTATTCAGCGCTCAGAGCAGGGCATGAATGAGCTAGGCCCCGTCTTTGACAACTTCAAGCAGTTCCAGCACGACGTTTACCGCAAGGTGTGGAACCGGATTCGCCAGTTCTGGACCGCTGAGAAGTGGATTCGAGTCACTGACGATGAAAAGAACGTCAAGTTTGTGGGCTTGAATCAGCCGCTCACGCTGGGCATGCAGTTGCTGGAAGAGTTCAAGCAGCAGCCAGGCGTGACGCCTGAGCAGATCGCAGCAGCAGAGCAGCAAGCCAAAACCGACCCGCGCATGCAGATGGTGGTGGGCACGAAGAACAGCGTTGCAGAGCTGGACGTTGACATCATCATTGATGACGTGCCCGCTTCTGCGTCGTTGCAGGGTGAACAGTTTGAGCAGTTGGTGCAGATTGCGCCACAGGCCGCGAGCATGCCGCCTCAGTTGTTTGAGGCTTTGATCGAAGCATCAAGCCTGCGCAACAAAGACAAGATCATTGCCAAACTGAAGGGCGAAGAAGACAAGCAGAACCCGCAGATCATGCAGATGCAACAGCAGATGCAGGAAATGCAGCAGGCTTTGCAAGAAGCGCAGATGGCAGCTCAGGACAAGTCCGCCGATATGCAAGTCAAGCAGGCTGAACTTGAAATCAAGGGCCGAGAGATCGCACTGAAAGAAGCCGAACTAGAAATCAAGGCAATGGAGGCGCAGAACGCTGCCCCGGCCGAGATCGAGCAAGCCAAAGCAGAGATTCAGCAGATGGCCGACCAGTTGCAGCACGAGCGCGAATTGTTCGCCAAGGATGTGCAGATCGCCACGCTTGAGCTACAGGCGCAGGCCAAGGACGCACAGCACGCAGAGCAAGGTGTTCGCGATGCTGTGTCGGATGCGCAAGAAGTGGCAGCACAAGAGGCTGACGCGCAGAAAGCGTAAAGATTTTCCCTGATGCCTCAAGGCCCGCCACTGTGCGGGCTTTTTGCATTGGGCCTGTCGCCGAGGTATCGGGCGTGATGACCGTCGCCGGGTTTATCGGGCGCTATGGAGTGTGTGAATGTCAGGTGAAACGAGTTTGGACGCCATCTTTTCAGGCGAGCAAGTCGAGCGAACAGAAGTTGCAGAGACACCCCAGGATCTGCCAACTGATGAGCCGCAAGACCAAACGGGCGTAGATGAGTCAGTGACGCCGACTGACGAGCCGCAAGACGATCCAATCGAGCGACACAAGAAGGGGCTGGAAGCTGGAATTGCAGCAGAGCGCACAAAGCGTCAAGCCGCTGAACGAGAGGCCGCAGAACTGCGCGCCTGGAAGCAGCAGCAAGAGCAGCGCAAAGCGGTAGAGCAGCCAAAGCCCCAAGAGCAAGCGCAAGAGCCAAAGCCTGAAGACTTCGCGTCTGACGTGGAGTATTTCCGGGCAATGGTGCGGCACGAGGCCAAGCAAATCCGAGAGGCCGAAAAGGCAGAGGAAGCGCAAGCCAAGGCCGAAAGTGAAGCGCGCGAACAGGCGCAGCAGATGCAGCGAACAGCCGATGAAGTGGTCACGAAGGGTCAAGCGGCCTATCAAGACTTCGACACGGTGATCAATAGCGGACTCGGACCCATCTTGGCCCAGGAGACGCCGCAAGGTCAGTTGTTCCGTCAAGCCCTGCTGACTGGCGAGCGCGCCCACGAAGTTGCTTACTTCTTGGCAAAGAACCCAGACGAGGCGCAGCGTGTGTATGCACTGCCCCCGCTTCAGATGGTTCGTGCCGTGTCGCTGATAGAGGCAACCAAGCTCGATGCAATGGCCGAAACGCCAGCGCAACCGAAGCCGAACATTCCCAAAACACTCACACAAGCACGGGACGCACGGGGGCAGTTCAAGCCTGCCGCCTACGACGGCCCAACACCGTTAGATCAAATCCTCGCTGACAAGAGATAAGGCCCCTAGAGGGCCTTTTTCTTTGGGCGAACCAAAGGAATCATCATGGCTGATACGACCGCCCGCTCGGGCTTGACCCCGCAACAATGGGATGAAGAGTTCTTTGTTGAGTACCTGCAAAACCACCCATTCAAGCCCTACATGGGCACGGGTGAAAACTCCATCTTCCAGATCAAGGAAGACCTGACCAAGAAGAAGGGCGATTCCGTCACCTTCGCCCTTGTCAACAAGCTGAGCGGTGCCGGTGTCACTGGCCGCACTACGCTTGAGGGCAACGAGGAAGAGATGGACTCTCGCTCGTTCTCCATCGCAGTTGACAAGCGCCGTAACGGCGTTCGCATCGCTGAGATTGACGAGCAGTTCAACGCATTCTCGCTGCGCCAGGCTGGCAAAGTGGTATTGAAAGACTGGGCAATGGAAGCGGACATCGACCGCATCTATCAGGCCCTGCTGTCGATCAATGGCGTGGCCTACGCATCGGCATCAGAGGCTCAGAAAGACGCTTGGCTGGTTGACAACGCCGACCGCGTGCTGTTCGGTGCATCCAAGTCGAACGCCGCGTCCAACGACCACAGCACGTCGCTTGGCAACATCGACAACACGTCGGACAAGCTGACCACTACCGCTCTGTCTCTGATGAAGCGCATCGCCTTGTCGGCTACGCCCAAGATCCGCCCCATTCGGATTGAAGGCACGAACCGCCGTGTGCTGGTGGCGTTCGCCCACCCCCGCGCCTTCCGCGACCTGAAGGAAGGCACCGCACTGCAACAAGCCATGCGCGAAGTGTCTCTGGCAAACCAGAACAACAAGCTGTTCCAAGGTGGTGACGTGGAGTGGGACGGGATCATCGTCCACGAGTGCGACGGCATGCCAATCCTGACTGGTGTTGGCAATGGCGGCATCGACGTGGCCCCCGTCTTCCTGTGCGGCGCTCAAGCCCTTGGCATGGCTGTGGCTAAGCGCTGGGTGTCGAAGACTGAGCAATTCGACTACGGCGACAAGCAAGGCGTTGCCATCGAGGCAATCGACGGCCTCAAGAAGATGCTGTTTGGCTCTGGCGCGGGTGACACCGACGACCTGAAGCAACACGGCGTTGTCACCGGCTACTTCGCTGGCGTTGCTGACGCTTGATGAATGAGGGGGCTTCGGCCCTCTCTTCACTCCAACATTCAAAGGAAAAATCATGGCTACTCTTACCGCAGATCGTGCGGCGGACACGTTCCCCGTTTTCAAACCATCCGGCTCGGGAAATCTTGGTGTTGCTTATGGCACCTACGCCCTGACCGCTGACCCAGCTCCAGCCGACATCATCGAGATGTGCAAGGTTCCAGCAGGTGCTGTGATCGTTGGCGGCCACGTCTACGCCGCCGATCTGGACACCAACGCAAACGAAACATTCGACATCGACGTTGGCTGGCTGGCTAACGGCGGAACCGGTACTTACGACGCCGCTGATGATGACGGCCTGGGCAACTTCGGTGTGATCACTGGCGATGCCTTCGCCACCGGCAACGTCTCCAACGTGACTGGCGTCAACCTGCCATTGGCTGGTCTGCTGGTGACTGGTGTGCTTCCTACGTTCACCAAAGAGACCATGCTCGCCATCACGGTTGTGGACGACACAGCGACCTTCACGGCTGGGTCTATCTCCCTGGTCGTGTTCTACGTGGTGCCTTAATGGCTCAGTTCGTCTACATCGGCGACCATGAGACGACGAAGGTCTTCGGGCTTTCGTTCGTCCGTGGAGAGGCAACTGATGTCACAGACGAGCGCGCAATCCGAAAGCTGCGCGTGAACTGCGACTTCACTGAGTCGTTCGATGGTGTTGAGGTGCTTGACGCTATCGAGCAGCCACAAGAGCGCACCAAGCGCAAATACACACGCAGGACAGAGTAATGCCTACATACGCATTCACACGGAACCGCGAACAGTTTGCCGGTGATGTGCTGCGCAAGCTCGGCGTGCTGAATGCTGGAGGCACGGCACAAGCGCGGGACTACGCATCAGTCAATACCGCGCTTGATCTGCGCTTGAAGGAGCTTCACGCACTTGGCGTGCTGTGGTGGCAAGTATCTGGCGCATCGACAAGCGTAAGCCTGACGGGTGGGGTTGTGTCAGCAACGATCAGCGCAACTGACTACCTGTTTCCCGTGTCGATGGCTGTTGTCGTCGGAACGGATGAGATACCGCTAGAGATCATCGACCACCGCGCTTACCAAGCGATACCAGACAAAGCCAGCACCGGCGAGCCTGAAAAGGTTTTCATCTCTGGAACAACTGCGCGTTTCTGGCCTGTTCCACAGAGCAACTACACGGCAAAGCTGACCTATCAGGCAATTGCGGCAGACAGCGAAGTCAGCGCCACGCCTGACGTGCCTGTGTCTTGCCTGCGCGCACTGGTTGACATCGTTGCTGGTGATTTGGTCGATGACTACGAAACACCAGAGCCCAAGGCATCGCGCCTTCTGCAAAAACAGGTCATCGGCCTGACAACCATTCGAGCACTAAACGCCCAGCGCGTCGATGTTGCGACCGTAACACCTGACTACTTCTGATCATCATGACCACCATCGCAGCAGGCAACCACCAACAAATTTACTTCGACCACCTTGATGACATCGTGATCACGCCAGGCAGCGGCGGCACGGTCAAGTTTGATTGCTCGACACCAAACAGCGCAGCAACTCGACCCACTGCACGCACCATCTACAGCGCGGCAACGATCAGCATCCCGGCTGGTTCTACTGTGTTTTTGGATGCGGTTGGCGCTGATGCGACATACACCACTGACGCAGGCACCATTTCGTATTCAACCGATGAAGACGG